TTCATTTTGGAATTACAGAGGTGCTCCATCATTTGATTTTGATTTAGAATTCAAGCTTGATATCAAAAAAGATTTAAGAAAGTTGATGGAATTTGGATTATCTGGTGCAAAAATTAAATGGCCATTGCGTCGAAGATTAACTGATCGTCCATTTGATAAAGATGGAGAAGAATGTGATTAATATTTTCTTGATCTAATTAATGAAGAAAGTGTGAGGTATTGTTATAATGGCTGTCGGGATATCACCAAAATTACCATTAGATAAAGGCTTTAGTCTCAATAAGACCATAGCAGATAAGATAACTCAGAATCTTAAAATGGTTCTGTTAACATCTCCTGGAGAAAGAGTGGCGATTCCAAATTTTGGAGTTGGTCTTCGGGGATTTTTATTTGAACAATTGACTAGTGGTACTCTTCATCAGATTGAAAAAAGAATTAAAGATCAAGTGCAAAGATACGTGCCAGATGCGCGAATAGAAAATATATTTTTTGATAGTTATTTGAATAATCCCAATTATGTTGGTTATGATGAAAACTCATTAAGAATATCAATTGATTATCGGGTGCCAACAATCTCAAGAAGTATTAGATTAAGTCTAGAAGCTACAAGCCAAAATATTATTCTGCAATAAAAGAGGGTCCATAGATGCCAAAAGATAAAAAATATAGTAGATCGATCAATTACACAAATCGAGATTTTAATAAGATTAAGCAAGACCTGCTGGAACAGGCTCGAAGATATTATCCAGATTCTTATCGAGATTTTTCCGCTGCTAGTTTTGGCTCATTAATGTTAGATTCTGTGGCATATATTGGTGACCAGCTTTCATTTTATTTGGATTATAATGTTAATGAAGCGTTCATGGATACAGCCAATGAATATAACAATGTTGTTAGGCATGCAAAGCAGTTTGGGTATCGATTTGAAGGTAGAAACACCGCAATGGGAGAAGTTGCACTTTTCGTCCTTGTCCCTGCATCAGCAACAGGTCTAGGTCCTAATAGAGATTATATTCCAGTTTTAAAGAGAGGCGCACAGGTTACTTCTTCTGATGGTGCTAATTTTATTGTTAATGAAAATGTTGACTTCTCTGATCCCAAAAATCAGATAGTTGTTGCAAGAACAGATGGCTCGACAGGTTTACCGACATATTATGCAATTAAGGCATATGCAAAAGTCATCTCAGGCACTTTGAGTTCTGAGACTATCACAGTTGGAAATTACGTACCATACTATAAGACAACATTATCTAAAAGAGATATTAGTGAAATAATTTCTGTATATGATTCTAGTGGTCATGAATATTTTGAGGTTGATTTTCTTTCTCAGGATGTTATCTATAGAGAGGTTGTAAATCAAGATGCGCAGGCAGACAATGTTCCATCGATAATGAAGCCCTTTGCAGTACCTAGAAGATTTGTTGTTGATAGGCAGCGAGTCACTACAGCATTACAATTCGGCTATGGATCAGATACTGAAATTACAACTCCATCAGTAGTAGAGCCCACAGATGTTGTTATTGATTTATTCGGAAGAGATTATACGACTGATATGGCGTTTGATCCTTCAAATATACTTAAGACAGACAAGTTTGGTATATCTCCTTCAAATACAACGTTAACAATTTCATATCGAATTGTTACTGATCGTGATACAAATGCAGGGGTTGGTACTGTTAATAAAATGGGCGGCGCAACATTTGAATTTCCATCAGTTAATGCTACAGATGTAAGCATAAGAAGCACAGTGCAAAGCTCTATAGAGGTGACAAATGAAGAGCCAATTGTTGGGGACGTATCAAAACCTACAAAAGATGAGATTCGTACGCGCTCTCATGATTATTTTGCAACACAAAATCGGGCAGTGACTAAATCAGATTATGAATCATTGGTATACAATATGCCTAAAAAATTTGGAACTGTTAAGCGTTGCAATATTGTTAGAGATCATGATTCTCTTAAGAGAAATTTGAATCTGTATGTGATATCTGAAACGTCTAGAGGTAAGCTTCAAGTCGCAAATAATACAGTTAAGAAAAATATTAAGACTTGGCTTTTAAATTATAAAATGCTTAATGATACTATTGATATTTTAGATGCGTATATTGTCAATGTCGGAATTGATTTTGAAATAATTGCATCGGATTTAGGAAATAAGTTTGCAGTTTTAGAAACATGCTTGGTAAC